AGAAGAATATAAAACTTTTCTTAATGAACATACTGCATGGTATAGACCAAGTAATCCTGAGAAAGTATTATTATGGCAACAACAGATTGAAGTTAAAATAAACAACAGAAAAACGTCTAGAGGTCTTAAATCAAAAATACAAGGTGCATCATTTGAAAAGAATGCTACTACAGGTGTAGGGGGACCATGTACATACTTCTTTCATGAAGAAGCAGGTATTGCACCCAAGATGATGCAGACTTATGAGTACTTACGTCCAGCAATGTCTTCAGGTATGATGACAACAGGACAATTTATTGCAGCAGGATCTGTTGGTGATTTAGAACAATGCAACCCATTGAAGGATATGATACTCCAACCAGGAGCAAATGATATATATGCAGTAGAAACTAATCTAATAGATGCGGATGGTACCATTGCTATGGCAGGTCTTTTTATACCAGAACAATGGTCTATGCCTCCATACATAGATGACTTTGGTAACTCACAAGTAAAAGAAGCTATAGATGCTATACATATTGAAAGAAATAGATGGAAGAATGAATTAAGTGGTGAACAATTTCAATTAAGAATATCACAGAAACCTTTAAACATTGCTGAAGCATTTGCATATAGAAAAGAATCAGTTTTTCCTCAGGGAATTTTATCTAAGCAGTTAAAAAAAATAGAAGAAAAAACTTATCCATATGAACTAATTGAATTAGAAAGAGATCAATCTGGTATTACTGCAAAAAGAACAAGTAAATTACCTATATCATCTTTTCCTGTAAATAAAAAACAACAAGATAAAACAGGATCAATAGTTGTGTGGGAAAGGCCAATACCCAATCCACAATTTGGTGCATACTATGGTTCTATTGACCCTGTGTCAGAAGGTAAAACAACAACTTCAGACTCATTATGTAGTATATATATTTATAAGAATGCTACTGAAGTAACAAGAACTACTCAATCTGGAGAAGTTGAACAATTTATAGAAAGAGATAAAATTGTTGCAGCATGGTGTGGTAGATTTGATGATATTAATAATACTCATGAAAGATTAGAATTATTAATAGAATGGTATAATGCTTGGACTATTGTAGAAAATAATATATCATTGTTTATTCAGCATATGATAGCTAGAAAAAAACAAAAGTATTTAGTACCTAAACAACAAATTTTATTTTTAAAAGACTTAGGTTCTAATAGAACAGTATATCAAGAGTATGGTTGGAAAAACACAGGAACATTATTTAAAAGCCATTTAATATCTTATGCAATAGAATTTCTAAGAGAAGTAATAGATGAAGAAACAGATATTACAGGTGCAGTTACAACTCAAATATTAGGAGCAGATAGAATACCTGATCCAATGTTGATAAAAGAAATGTTAGCTTACCATCCTGGATTGAATGTGGATAGACTAGTTACATTTGGAGCTTTAATTGCATTTGCAAAAATACAACAATCCAACAGAGGTTATTCTAAAAGACGTGAATCAGATGACAATTCCTTGGTAAATTCAGAAAAAATAAGTAAATTAAAGTATAGTCCGTTTAAAAATCTAGGCCGTAAAAAAGGCTCTGTAAGAAGATCAGGCTTTAAAAATTATAGATAGATGAGAGTATTAAATGCAATGCAACTTAAGAATGGTGCAAAAGCTGAGGATGGAGATTCATTTTCAAGCTTAACACAACCCGTTCAATTTTTACCTTATAAAGACAAAACTGATGATTGGGCCGCATGGAACTTAGATTGGTTAGAATTACAAGGTATTGAGTTTTTACGTGTTAGCTCAAGAAGACTTTTAAAAAATTATAAACTTGCTAAAGGTATAATAGATAAGACTGATTACATTGTTGAACCTGACAATGACTATAAAGAAATGATGGATGTTTTAACTCAGGAAAATGATTCTGCGTTAGAGTTAAAATTTTATCCAATTGTACCAAACGTTATTAATGTACTTACCGGTGAATTTGCAAAAAGATATTCTAAAGTACAATTTAGAGCTGTTGATGATGCATCATACAATGAGATGCTTGAGCAAAAAAAAGTACAAATTGAAGAATCATTACTTGCTGAAGCTGAGTCACAACTAGTTCTTAAAATGGTTGAGATGGGTATGGATCCATCTTCTGAAGAAGCTCAACAAAAGCTTGCACCAGAAAGTTTAAAAACATTACCAGAAATAGAAGACTTTTTTAGTAAATCATACAGAAGTATGGTAGAAGAATGGGCATCTCATCAACTTGCAGTAGATGAAGAAAGATTCAGAATGCAAGAACTAGAAGAAAGAGGATTTAGGGATATGCTTATAGCAGATAGAGAATTTTGGCATTTTCGTATGCTAGAAGATGACTATGATGTTGAGTTATGGAATCCTGTACTAACTTTCTATCAAAAATCTCCAGATCAAAGATATATAGCTGATTCAAATTATGCAGGAAAAGTAGATCTAATGACTGTATCTGATGCAGTAGATAGATATGGATATTTAATGGATGAATCACAATTAAAATCACTACAAAGAATATATCCAGCAAGATCAGCACAGTATCAAGTTAATGGGTATCAGAATGATGGTGCATATTATGATGCTTCAAGATCACATGAGTGGAATACAAATTCTCCTGGTTTATCATACAGACAGTTTACATCCAATAATTGGAATGATCCTGCTAGAGGTGGAGACATACTTAGTGAGATTTTAAATGAGAATGAAGATATATCAATGTGGGGTGAAGGAAATCTATTAAGAGTTGCAACTATATATTGGAAGACTCAAAGAAGAGTTGGCCATTTAGTTAAAATAGAAGATGATGGTACTGTAACACAAGAAATAGTAGATGAAACATTTAAGATAACTAAAAAAGCTATATATGATACATCTATTTTTAAACAAAGAAATAAAGAAACTTTATTAGAGGGAGAACATATTGATTGGATTTGGGTAAATGAAGTTTGGGGTGGTGTAAAAATTGGTCCTAACTTACCAGCAATGTGGAGATCAACAATGGGTGATAATATTAATCCTATATATATTGGTATTAATAGAACTAAACCAGGAAGATTACCATTTCAGTTTAAAGGAGATAACTCTTTATATGGTTGTAAACTACCTTTAGAAGGAAGAGTATTTTCAGATAGAAATACAAGATCAACATCTTTAGTTGATTTAATGAAAGCTTATCAAGTTGGATACAATATGGTTAATAATCAAATTGCAGATATTCTAATAGATGAATTAGGAACTGTAATTATGTTTGATCAAAATGCTTTACCACGTCACTCTATGGGAGAAGACTGGGGAAAAAATAATTATGCAAAAGCATTTGTAGCAATGAAAGATTTTCAAATGTTACCATTGGATACTTCAATTACTAATACTGAGAATGCTACAAACTTTAATCATTATCAAACTTTGAATATGGAACAAACCAATAGGTTAATGTCCAGAATTCAATTAGCTAATTATTTTAAACAACAATGTTTTGATGCTATAGGTATTAACCCACAACGTCTAGGAGGAGCTGTATCAGCTCAAACGGCAACAGGGGTTGTTCAGGCTATGCAACAATCATACGCTCAAACAGAGATGTATTTTGTACAGCATTCGGATCATTTAATGCCAAGGGTTCATCAAATGAGAACAGACTTAGCACAATATTACTATAGTACTAACCCAAGTATTAGATTACAGTACATATCAACAGAAGCTGAAAAAGTAAACTTTACTATAAATGGTACTGAATTATTATTAAGAGATTTTAATGTATTTGCAACTACTAAGACTAATCATAGAGCAATCTTAGAAAATCTTAAACAAATGGCATTAACAAATAATACTACTGGTGCAAGTATATATGAACTAGGTAATATTGTTAAAGCAGATTCAATTGCAGAAGTATCAGATATACTTAAAGATTCTGAAACTAGACAACAAGATCAACGTCAACAAGAAATGCAACAGCAACAACAAATGCAAGAACAACAATTGCAAGCTAAGGCACAAGAAGAACAACAAAAACTTCAAGTTGAGATGCAAGAAAATGATAAAGATAGGCAGAATGATCTTACTATTGCAGAAATAAGAGCAGCAGGTTATGGGTCTGCAGCTGATATAAATCAAAATCAAGTATCTGATTACCAAGATGCTATGAAAGATATTAGACAATCTACTCAGTATAGAGAACAAATGGATATGAAGCGTGAACAAAATGTTTCTAAAACATCTATGGAAAATAATAGATTGGCAGTAGAAAAAGAAAAAATTAATGCTCAAAAAGAGATTGCTGATACTAAACTTCAAATAGCACGTGAGAATAAAAACAAGTATGATTCACCAAATCCTAAAGATAAAAAATAAGCGTTAGCTATATACTGCAAAATAAGTTCAAAATTATACAAATATTATAAGTTTATATTATAAACATTTCTTATATTATTAGTGTAAGTAGTATTAATATTAAAACCAACAAATATTATGAGTTTAACAGAAACAACAACTGTGAAAAGTAACGTAGAAAAAATAGACGTTAACTTAGATGAAATATTTAATGCTGCTCCTAGTGGCGTTGATATGATTCAAGATGATAATGCTAAACCTGCTAAAAATATTTTTTCAGGTATGAATAAAAAAGCAGACATGTCATTTGCTGATCCAGATAATGATGGAGTAGATGATGTAACTGCAAAAGCAGAGGAGGATGTTTCAGAAAAAACAGAAGTCCTTGAAGAAGAAGAAGGTGATATTACATCTAAAAAAACTGATTCAGAAGAAGCTGATAATATTATAGATTCATTAGGTGATATTGATGAAGAAGAAGAAGAAAAAGAAACAAGAGGAAGAAAGAAAATTTCTGGTATAAGTGATGTATTTAGTAAACTTATTAAAGATGATAAGATTGTTCCTTTTGATGATGATAAAGAATTAGAGGATTATACGGCAAAAGATTGGGAAGAATTGATTAATGCTAATTTAGAAGAAAAAGCTGATCAAGTAAGACGTGAAACTCCTAAACAATTTTTTCAGAGTTTACCACAAGAATTACAAATAGCTGCTAAATATGTAGCAGATGGTGGAAAAGATTTAAAAGGTCTCTTTACTACATTAGGTCAAGTTGAACAAACTAGAGATCTAAATATAAAAAAAGAAGGTGATCAAGAAAAAATTATTACTGAATACTTAAGTGCTACTGGATATGGTAACGCTGAAGAAATTCAAGAAGAAATAGAAATATGGAAAGATTTAGGTAAGCTAGAACAACAAGCTTCAAAGTTTAAACCTAAGTTAGATAAGATGCAAGAAAAAGTTGTAAATCATAAACTTCAACAACAGGAGTTAAAAAAGAAACAACAAGAAAATGCATCTAAAGAATATATGAAAAATGTATATGATACTCTTAAAGATGGTATGTTAGGAGATATTAAAGTAGATAAAAAGACACAAGCAACATTATATAATGGATTAGTTCAACCAAGCTATCCATCAGTAAGTGGTAAGAACACAAATTTGCTAGGTCATTTATTAGAAAAGTATCAATTTGTTGAACCTAATTATTCATTAATCTCAGAGGCATTGTGGTTATTACAAGATCCACAAGGTTATAAAGCTAAGATCATGGATAAGGGAGCTCAAAAAAATGTAGAGAAAACGGTAAGAAAATTAAAAACTGAGCAATCAAACAGGGGAAGTAGTTCTCTTGGTGTGCAACAAGCAAATGAGGCATCAGATAGAAAATCTTCTAAAAGAAAACTACCTAGAGCTAACAACATATTCAAAAGAATTTAATTAAGTAAATTAAATATAAACAATAATTATTAACTAAAACAAAAACAAGAACAATTATGGCAACTCCAGTATTAAATAATGGGATTTTCCTA